GTTGATAAATCAACTTCTTCACGACTACGAATATCTGAGTATTGTGGTACTAAAAGAACATCATCATATGTTAGTGCTTCTCGCATTTATTCTATTTTCTCCTTGATGAAATCAATAATACCATCTTTACGATATCCTGTCAATATATCTGGATTACTTGGATATGGTATTTCTTCGTATTTACCGTCTTTGAACAAAAATAAAGTTGGAACTCCATCAAATTTTAACATTTTTGAGAACTTATCTTCTTCATCGACACTAATTTTATAGAACTTAAAGCTGTTGCTGTGTTCATTTGCGATTTCTTCATATATTGGTGCCAGATTAAGACAAAGCGGGCACATTACAGAATAAAACTTAACAACACAGTTTTCTCTTTTGACTATGACTTTATTTTTAAATTCCTTCATATCTAACTTTTCAACCATACTATCCTCCAGTTGAGCCTAACGCTCCATCTCCACGATTAGAAATAGTCACAGGATCTAAATATAAATCATGTTCTACCTCGCGAACTCGGAACGGCACAACAGGAATCAAAACAACTTGTGCAATCTTATCTTCTGGGTAGATTACTTTCTCACTATCTCCAACATTGTGAAGATCAATAAACACTTCTCCATTATATCCAGAGTCAACGACACAAGCTCCTACAATCAAACCATTCTTAGCTGCAACACTAGAACGATTTTTCACCTCTAACATATAACCATGTGGCACTTCAAACTTTAGACCAGTTGCTAAGATCTTGCTTTGATTCGGTTTAATCCTCTGGACTGTTGGCTCTTGCGGACAATAAAACACATCTGCACCAGCATCAGAAGGATTGGCGCGACTTGGTAGCTTTGCTGTATCTCTAACTTTTTTTACTTGTAAAATCATTGAATCCCCTTGAGTTTTTTAACGTTCTTATTAAATGTTCTAATGCTAAATCCCCATGTATCTGAATAATCTAGCTTGCCCATGTATAGTGTATTTGGAATAGCAACATCTAGATTTGGATCCACACTCCAACACTTAACATCATAAGCATTACAATCTAGATCGATTGTCTTCATAATCCAATAAGGTTTACCATTTTTTGCTTTCTTTGTCAATACTTCTTTCAAGACAAACCAACAAACTTTTAGATCTTTATCATACTCGCTGATTGGTGGAATCTTATTCTTGTTTAGTTTATCAAGCATATCATCAGTTACAACTTCAGAAACTGGATAAATACCAGTTAGATCAGTTAGGAACTGCATCTTATCTTCTGGAGTGAAATCACCCTCTGGTTTATACGTTTCGATGTTAGCCACAAAATCTTTTTGAGTTTTTGGACGGTCAACTGCAACAGCAGACCAAAAATGTTTCATACCAGTAAATCGTGAATCCATCAAATCATTCATTGCCCCAGAGCGAACAAGAACATCTAAAGCTTTCTTATTTAACTTAGAATAGCTCATTTTATCGTTAAAAATAAAATCTTCGATCTTGCTGAATGGACGGTAATCAACGACTTGTTCAACTGCTTTCTCACCAAGACCTTTAATGGAGGTCAAGGGCTGAACTAATGTATTATTGTCTTTACCAATCTCCCACACATAACCTGATTCATTAACGTCAGGACGCTTTACTCGATACCCAAGGCTTCGCACAATGTTGATAGCCTGTTCTTTTCGGTCTTCTGGTTCCTTGTCGAGAAAAGCTGCCAACCACTCAATGGGATAGTAAGTAAGAAGATAGGCACACTGATAGCTAAGGATAGAATAGCTAACTGCGTGGGACTTATTAAAACCATATCCTGAGAAATATTCGAATGTCTGCCAGAGTCGTTCTGCATCGTCTCTGGGGATTCGTTTTTCGGTACAACCCTCAATAAACTTTGAGTGGATTGCGTCTTTTTCTTCATGACCTTTACCTGTTCCCTTTTTGGTCAGTAGCTTGCGGAGAGCGTTACCTTCGTCAAGAGAAATGTTTTTACCTAGCTTGTGAGCTAGCAAAGCGATTTGTTCTTGGAAGATAAGGAATCCATAGGTTTCCTGTGTAACTTCTTTGACCAATGGATGCAAATAGCTAATGCCCATTGGATTCTTTTTGGCTTTTACATAATGCTCATGAACTTTTGCTGACAAAGGACCGGGACGATAAATCGACGTAATGGCAGAAATATCGATGATTGATTCTGGTTTTGCTTTTACGCAAAAGCTTTGCGCTCCTTTTTCTGTAAACTGGAATACACCAGCCCACTTGCCTTTGTGAAACACGTTCTTGTAGACCTTCTGATCATTTAGATTAAGAACATTTGGATCTAGATTTTCATCATACCACTTCTTAATATCATTAAATGTAGGCTTTTCAATACCATGATGACGACGTAGAAGGTGACTAATCGCGCCTTCAACCATACGAAGGCTAGCTAGTCCAAGAATATCGAACTTAATAAAGCCTAGTGGCTCCAAGTGACGAACGTTTTGACCTTCGCTCCAAGGAGTTTGCTGGACACCGCCGCTATTAATCAGCGGCATATGCTTATTCAGATTGTCGGCAATCACAACACCGCCAGCATGGCGTGAGATAGAGCGCACCTGACCGTGCAACTGATTGATGTGATGGGCAATCTGTGGGTATTTAGCTAGAAACTGCTTGAGTGATTCGCTGTATTCTTTTACCTCTTCGAATGTTGGCACATAAACACCAGCAGTAATACCATGCTCTTTCTTGGCGATAGGGGTTGCTTCGCTTAACATTGCAGAAGTAACCCGATTAACCTCAGAAAAGTCCACACCATAGAACTTAGAAATATCTTTAATCAAAGAGCGTAGTTGTAGAGTATTGTAGTTGGAAATAGGCACCACAACATTCTTACCCCACTTATCGATAAGGATTTCTTTCAGTTCCATTGGATCGGCAACGTCATAGTCGATATCTGGATAATCCTTGGCATCTTTACGCAAGAAACGACTAAAGAGCAGACCATATGGAATAGGGTCAATGCCAGTAATACCCAAGACAAAAGCCACTAGAGAACCAGCCGCAGAACCACGACCAGCACCAACTAGCTGTACTTTGTTAGCTTCATCACTAACAGCTTTCATTGTAAGAAAGTATTTGGAGAAGCCACGATCTTGAATAACCTCAAGCTCTTCTTTAAGACGTTCACAATACTCTTTCTTGTCTCCAAGACCACGCCACTTTAGCCCCTCTTGACATACTTCTGCCAATGCAGAATCTGCTGTTTTTCCTGTAGGTACGACAAAATCTGGTAGACGAACAGTATTGTCAGGATAAAAGGACTCAATACGATTATGAGCAATATGATGAGTACGAACAATAGAATCTCTAACAAGAGAATCATTATATTCAACGCCGACTCGGGCTGAATACTTTTTGTAATCTGCCCACATCTGATCGCCATTCTTTGGATAAAGCTCATATCTTAGTTCCTCTCGTTTGTTTGGTAGTGTTGGCTCTGCATCTGGTTTTGATTGTCCAAGCCAGCCAAGCTGCTTATAAAGTTCTCGATCTTTAAAAAGCTCTGGTCGAGGATAATGGCTGTCTGCCGTTGAAATAACTTCAACGCCTGCTTTTTCAGCCGCTTCGATAATATGCTTGTTGATTTGGTGTTGTTCTGGGATTGCGTTCCATTGCAACTCAGCGTAAAATCGATCTCCAAAGATAGCGGTAAAGTTTTTAATGGTTTCCGCCATTGCTTTCTGAATAGAATCATGGCCTTTATCCTTATTGTTCCAATAGTCCTTTGATAGAGGACCGCCCATGCAAGCTGATGAAACAATGATGCCTTCGTTATGCTCTTGTAGCATATCAAAATCTACGCGAGGATAACGATAAAAGTTATCTGGATCATATGACTTGCTGATTAGAGAGAAAAGATTATTGAGTCCTGTTTGGTTTTGAGCCAAAAGGACTAGGTGCGACCGACGATTTAGGGCGCTCTTTTCTTCGCGTTTTGTCGCTTCTTCATCTTCTACAACAACTGCGCTATTTTCTTCTTCTTTAACTTTTTTATTTTTTTGATACTCGGCATATTCTGTTCGCCACTTTGAAAGCGAATCAATAAAATAAGCCTCAATACCAAAGATTGGCTTGAACTTCTTGCCTTCTTTGGCTAGTTTCTTAGCATGAAGAACTTGATAAGAAAGTCCATTCATGTTGCCGTGATCCGTTAGAGCCAAAGCATCCATACCGTTTTCAACAGCAAAATCGATATGATCTTGGGGATAACCAAGACCGTCGAAAATGCTGAAAACAGAATGTGCGTGCAATCCTACGAACTTGATTTGGTCACTCATATTTAATCCTTTTGGTTATTTGTGTGAAACGGATTCTTTAATCTTAACTTCTAGATCTTCTAGCCTAGATTTGTAATCTTCTAAATCCCAGTTCATTGTTTCTAACTCTTCTTGAAGAGCCTTAATCTCATTTAAGAATGTTTCTGCTACTGTAGCTGTGATTGTATCCATTAGATCCCTCTGATCGATGTTCATCATGTAGTAGTTACTTGGAAACCCACATCTTTCTAGAGTTAGATAAGGTAGGTCTTTATAGATATCAATTGAGTTCATCTTCATCTCCAAAATCTTCCTCATTATACCACTCATCTTGTCCGAATACAAGAGCCTCCATGTCCTGAACTTTCCTCTGGAGTTGTTCTACTTCATCTAATAGCTCTCTGTTCATCTTTCTAAGTGCCTCAAGTTCTATTTCTTTTTCACTGTCCATGGGTATTTCTCCTCCTTTGTTTTGTAATATTCGATTTTATCTTCGTAATCTGCTAGAGGGTGAGTTTCATATTCTCTTTTTAATAATCTTGAACCTCGTACCTTCTTGTCACTTCTCATATATTCTTCATACTGCTTCCAGTTATGAATATCATAGAACCATTCCAGTTCGTATTTATCGAAACTTTCCTTATCTAAACAAGAGAATACTTCTTGCATAGTTAGGCGTGTACCCTTGAACTGTTCTTCTTTAGGTAACTCTTCATACCAGTTTCTATTGTCTTTTGAGAACTTAGTGACCTCTCGATATTTTTTATTAGAGTTGGAGATTACATGTTTCTTTAACAGATCAATATCACTCTTATCAACGCAGATTGGCAGATGATTTCCTTCTAGGGCATTTTTTTCTTGTACTGTGAATAAGGATTTTTTATTATGAATCTTGAAATCTTTTCGTTTCAATCTTATTTCTTCGTAATCTAAAACACCAAATGGCGATGAAAAGAAATAGTAATCAGGCACACAATATCTTGTTAAAGCTCCATAAACCTTTTGTGCTGTTATCGCAGCGTTTATAAAGCCAAAAGTATAGTTATCGCAGTAATCTCTATATTTTGGTATAACTGGTACAAAGTAAATCGGAACTCTTGTCCTTTTCTCTGTTTTTAACACTGAGAAAGAATCCCAATATCTTACTGGATCATATCCCATTTCCCCAACACACATCTTAGCATAAGGCAGTTGGTCATCATTAACAGTAATCCAGATAGAATCTACGCCATAATGTAAACAGTTTAAGACAGCAGCTTCTAAAAGCGTTACCCTATCTCCAACTGGAGTCATGTACTCTTTAAAGGGGTAGCCAAAAGAAAATCCGTAGTTTTGCAGTGATATGCAGCCGATTGACTTATATACGCTCTCGGTATGACTATAGACGTTTGTGTGTGCCATTTTTCTTTCAACTTTTCATAATCTTTTATTTTAAGACAAGATTCTCTTTTCTTGAACTTAAGATAGAACTTTCTATCTGTTTTTAGTTTCTCTTCCAGAAAATACTTAAATGTAACTGGAGAATACTCAAAGTCATTTATCTTGTCTGTTGGTATGTTTGATGTACTTATCAACGATCTTTTGATTTCATTACAATACACTCTTTCTACTAAAGAGTCAAGCTGATGATCTCCTCTATTAAAAAAATCTCTAGCTAAGTAATGATCAAAAACTCTAGTAACTGATTCATCTAACTGGGCATTGTCGGTGATTTTGGGAGCATATAGCTCAACCTTATAGCCACCATTTAAGAATAGATTAGCGTGATCTTCTTCAACTGTATAGTTTTCTATTCTGTTGTGATAAAGACACAATCCTTTTAGAGATAAAGAAACGATTAGCCATTGTTTAAGATCCTCTTTGGTGAATCGTCTATCTCTAATATGTGAGGACCACGATAAGATCATTTTCACCTTATCGCAGTCCTCCATTTTCTCATAGCTTTCATAAGGATTGTCTATGTAAATGCAGTACTTAGAGAATAAGAAGCAATCTAGAACAGAATAAACATCGCTACAAATAACAAGGTGCTTATCTAAATCTCTTCTAGTGCTTCTTTCCATTGTTTAACATTTCGCTAATACGGCATTTTCTGAAACAAGAAAATATTTCTCGTCATTATAGACAACTTCAGTTAACATATGTGACTCTACCATAATCAAGTCACCACTATTCAATATATCTGAGAACCTACTATCTTGTGAAATCTTGTCCACTTTAACCACTTCATGTGGTTTCTTTTTAGTTACAACATCATCTGGGATGATGAAGCTTTGTTGAGGCTTTTCTTGCTTTTCTTGCATTGTAGAAACTAGTATCATTTTATTTAGTGGTATCATCTTTCAACCCCTTCTCATTAAAGGAGGTCTCAATGGCTTCGTAGATTGAAGTTAAATCGTCAAAGTTAATTTGTTGCTCCCACATTCGGAAAGCTCTTGTAGCCAATGAAATCTCGTCTTTCGTTAGCCAATGATTCTCTACGAAATTCTTGCGTAGATCTTTACGTTGGTCTCGGTAAGGTCGCATACAATCCTCGATTGCTGCGATTGATTGAATATACTCTGCAAATTTTTGTTGTTTGGTGGCTTCCATTTTCTCCTCTATAGTACGTTATAATCTTCTGCGTTAATCACTAACATTCTACCTGATGAATAAGACCAGCGATGATAAACGATCTTTCTTTCATCGTCAACTCTGTGTTCCATTACTAAAGGATTTCCGTTTTGTACGGATCCCTCTCGATTACAAACTGGGCAGTTCATATGCCGTCCTAGTTTAACACCATAGTTTTTCTCAACCCTTGAGAAGTACTCGTTCCCTTTGTGATTCATTTAATTTCGCCTCCTGTTCTTCTTGTTCTAGTAGTCTAGCAAGATCCGGGTATTTTGTCAACACCTCTTGAGTGGTCAATCCCTCTTGCTTTTTTAAGCTCTCAATAACTTCTTTAATCTTACTCATAAGATTCTCCTTAATGAAATAGGCGCTGCTCCTTTATAAGAAACAGCGCCATCTAAATTTTTTTATTTTTTTAATCTGCTTGTCGTGAATCAAGAACTTGCTTACGAACTTCCTTAAGTGCAACAACTGCATCTTGTGCTGCCTTGCGGACTCGCGTTCCTGCTGCCTTATTACCAGCGTCTACCTTGCCTGCGTCTACAAGTGCATCGGTAAGCTGTTGAACGACTTGCTCTAGTGAAACCTTAACTGACATTTTTTACTCCTGATTGTCCTCTAGGGACTTGATTAAATAATCCAGATACCATCTGGCTTTTTTGAGATCTTCTAGGCGATCATCTTTGTGCCTAGATCTTACAACATATTTTATAACATTTCCTTCAGAAAAGTCAAGTCCCCAATCACGGATTACATCAATAACTTCATATTTTCCTTGATTATAGTGTGATGGATGATCTACTCTTTCTGAGAGCTTTTTTAACTGAAGTTTGTCCGTTGTCATACAACCATCGTATTGGTAATCACCTTCCCTGACAGTTTCAAAGGGATCTGGTGGTTTTACATTTAACATATATCCTCAATTAATCTTGAGTTGAAGCATCTGTAGCAACGCTTTGTGTTGGACTAACATCTGACGCAGCGGTAACATCTGCTGGGCTTTGAGCGACAGAATCTGTCGCATCTACAACAACATCTGCTGCGGTATCAACTGCAACGTCTGTTGTCTCTGTCTCTTTTGAACATCCGAACAGAATCATTGATGAAACTGCTAGAAACATGATACTTTTGAACATAAATTTTCTCCTTTGTCTTGTAGTTTAGTTGCCATCTTAACAACTTTTTTAGCATATGTCAAGCCATTAATCTTATTCTTTTCGCTGTTACAGGCAAAACCTTTTGTATAAGCGCAAAGTCCAAGCTCAACATTTCCTTTTTTGTGGACATTTACCCAATAACCTAATAACCTTGCTCCTTCATAAATAGAAGTTTTGGGGTTTTTTAACTCTTCACAAGTGTGTTTACTATACTTAGTCAATACTTGTGTTAAACCACAAGCGTTTGATTTAGATACTACTCTTGGATTCCAGTTAGATTCTACTTGGATTAGAGCTGTCAACACATATGGATCGATCTTGTATTTTTGAGCTGCAGCTACAACATGTTCTGCATCTCTACAAGCCTCATTAATCCCGCTTTGTGTGAAGATCGCTGAATTTGCTATAACGCTAGCGCATATTAGCTTTGACGTTATAACGCCCATCAGCTGGCTTTCGCCTCCATATAAGCTCCCACAGTTTGTGGATATAGCTTGGAAACTATTTCTAACATTCCTTTAGCCATTTCTTGAATTTCCCATTGTGCTCCTTCGTGAATTCGAAGATCAATAAATTTAAGAATGTTGCTCAAATTCGCAGAAGCGTAATATTCTGTTAGCATATTCTGTGGTAAAATACCACGAGCCTGCTCTTTACAAACGCCAGCTTCAATCATTTTGTTATAAAGCTCCAAAGAATAAGCATGGTGTTCTTTAAATAGTTCGCTACAACTTTTATTTCCCAACTCAGAGATATTTGGATTGATCAGGTCATCCACATTTGAAGCTTGGCGATTTGATTCGTGTTGAGTTCTGAAGTTTTGAGGCTCATAAAACTCAATATTAAAATCAGTATAACGACGACTAATCTCGTTATAAGACCAAGTTCTATGACGATGATGTTGAGAACGAACAAAAAGTGGTGCTTTAATACGAAAAGTCACAAAACAGTGTTCTAGTGTTGAAGTGTGTTTATGATTAATAAGATATTTAATCAGCTTTTTATCACTTTGATCTAGCTCTGTTTTATGTTTACCAAAACTAACACGCGCTGAGTTAACCACTGTAAGATCGGATCCAACAAAGTCA